AGTGTCCAGCCGCGTGCCGCCATTGAATGTGTAAATGCGCGCCATCTCAACAGCTCTGCCGGCGCCGGATGATACACGTCAGGCTCGTCTCTGTGCCACGCTCGACACGCGCCTCATGCCGGCTGAATTCGCGCAGATAGGCCGAGCGACCGGCCTCGAGACCGGCCGGCGTTTCGCCAACCACTTGCGCGCGGATATATCTGCCGTCCGGCGGCATGCGAAAAATTTCATATTCACTGGTTTTATATTTCATCTTTCTCTCCTCTGATGGCGAGATGCCGGCCTAAGCCAGCACCTCCGGTTTCATGCGCTCATAATCGGCGCGCTTCATCTTGAACCGAACGCTGCCGCGTGCGGTCGATAGGTGAACCCACTTGTGTCCAACGAATGCCCACATGCAGTGCACGCCACTGAGCTGCGAATGCTCGTTGTTGAAGTGCATGCGAACGAATTGCGATTTCTTGAACCGCTCGTCCCATGTCTTGCCGAGTTGCTTCGGCGGCGCGACTTTGAATTTCGTGCGACGCTTGCGACGGGCCGGTGTCAACTTGACCGGCGCGACACTGCCGCCGCGGATTAAGAAATCAGGGTGATTGATGGTTTCATGATTTTTCATGATGATGCTCCCCATTGGGGCGCCGGCCTAAGCCGACACCCATTCGTGACTAAATTTGCGACGGCTTTCTTTCAGCTCTTTTGACGTTGTGATTTTGCAGCCCTTCTCAAGATGCGCTGTGATTGTAAACCCAATGCACCCTGTGACGATGTTGCCCCAATGGTCAGGCTCAATTCGTGCGGTCTCTTGCTGATGCGGTCGACGGTGCATGCCACCGTCACGCACCTCGATTTCCACCACGCCATCACCGTGTTTCTCGATTTGCTCTTGAAGCGCTTCAATCAATTTGCTTGCTCTAATCATCGGTTTCACTCCTCTGTTTGCGTTTCCGATAACCATTTTATTGCACGATTTGTGACACTATGCAACAGTTTGTGACACAAAATGTGAAAATAATTTATGCGAAAAAAGTGAGGTAAACCGCGGCTCCGGTAATCATGCCGGCAAAAAAGTATTGCGCGCCGCTGTCAGTGATGAGCGATGAGAGCAAAATCAAAGGCAAAAAAGCAATCGCCATGAGAACAAACCAAACGATGTAAATCGCGGCTGCTACTTTTTCCCCCACTGCTTTCTCCATAGCCATGAGCTGAAACGTGTGAGCTGGCGTTGCAGCCAGAACACCGGCGTCGACCGCCAGATGCTATTTGGTCGCTTTGCCACTGAACCGCTCCATCGCCCCGCCGACAACTTTGTCGAGGTGCGGCGCTGCAAAATAAAAACCGAGAACCAACATCATTGCGCCGGTCACACTATCGCCGCCCTGTCGGATGCTTTCGGCCGACTGGTTTATGCGCGGGTCAAATACCCAGACCGACACCACGTCGAGCAACATTGCCAAGACGTATTGCACCGCCCAGATGCCGGTGACGACCAGAGCAATCAAACGCCGTGCAAGATTTTGCCCTTGCGTGCGCTCCATCCAGCCAACGACCATCTGACGCGCAGCCGTGCGCTCCTCGGCTGCGGCTTGCGCCTTTTCTTCGTCAGTGTATACCAGCGCATCAAGCCCCCTTGTCACGCCACTGATGGTCGCGCCAAGCGCTTTCTCGCTTCCAAATATTCTCGACAATAAGCTCATCTCAATGTTCCATTCTGTCAAATTTTGCACCGCCGGCAATGACTGCCGTGTTGCAAAGGTTTACCACTTTTTGCAGCGTAAACTCAAATCGCTTTTGCGATAGCTCGCCGGTCGAATGTGACGCCGCCAGCTCTCCGGTCAGCTCGTCATGTATAACGCCAAGCCAATACATTCGAGCATCGTCGCCCTGAATGCTGTCATCTGGCTCGGTCAGCATATCAATAAGACCAAATCGTCGGCCGCGGCCCGACTGTTTCATCGTCGCGCAAATCGTCAATGTGAATAAATCTGCCGTCGCCTTTTTGCGCGATGCCGATGCCGGTAAATCCGCCCATCGCCATTGCAATCTTGAGCACCTTATATGCCTGACCGCGGCTCACCGCTAGGTCTACAGAACGACCGGTCGTGTGCGGCCCGTCATGGCCGGTCGAGCTGACCTCGGCATTCCACTCCGGACACCTATAGCCTGAGCTGATGCGCAGAGGCGCGCCATACTTGCGACGCAGCTCATCAATGCGCTCGACGAATGTGTGGTCAACCTCACACCGGCCGCAATGGCTGCATGCCCACTCCGAGCGGTTGAAAAACTCGATTTCTTCCCAGTCTGTTGGCTCAATTATCATCTAATCGTCTCCGTGCCTTGCTTATGGCAAGTCTAATCTGTTTCTGCTCCGGTTCCAAGAAATCATCGCGGTAAAGCGACGTGCGTTTGCCGGTCACTGTTGACGTGCACCTAATGCAGATGCGACGCAAATCGAGCGCCACATAACAAATCAGGTCTGCGTCGTCGGTTGTGATTTGGCGCTTGGTCTTGCTGCCCTTGCTTGTCATAAACGCCCACGCCTTGCCAGTGTCTTTGCGCGGCCCTGTTGCGGTCTTTACCTCGACGCGCAGCGGTGTGTTGTCGTCATCAAATAGGATGATGTCTGTGCCTTCGAGGTTGGCCAGTGCGCATTGATATTCCAAAGCCTTAAACGCTGACATCGCAAGATGCTCGCCTGCCGCTCCGATTGAAACCGCGCCCCTCACTGTTGTCCAAGTCATATCACCTCAGTGGGTTGCCGACTGTGTCGATAGCTTTCCATAGGTCATCAGCCTCTCTGTTGAGCTTCTGAAACCGACTGTCGATTGATTTGATTTTTTCGTCAAACTGTTTAACCAGCAAATCGTTCTCGACCGACGTCTTTTCGACCTCAGCAATTCGGTCGCGCATGTCGAGCAAATCTTTCTGGTTTTCCATAATCGTCTCGAGATTAGCACCGAGCTTCGTCAGCTTTTCAGCAGCCTCGCCGTTGCCGGCCGTGGCCTGCTCGACTGCTTCAATCCTACCCATAAACTGAGCCGCGCCATATATGCCACCGCCAACCGTTGTCGCAAGCGACATGACAACGGCTATCCAAACGCCTTTTAAATTGACGCCGCCAATCTTTAACTCAGTGTCTTCGAGGCTCATTGAAACATGTAACCGTGTTGGTCGAGATAGATTTCTTCGCCGGTCGACAGCACGCTGGCCGCGTCGACCATTGAGCCAGAAAGCCATTCGTGAAATTCGATGTGCCCCGTGTTGCTCGCCCACTGCATGCTCAGAATGTCATTGGTCGCGCTGTAAGAAATAGACGCCTCTGCCATAGAGTTGCCATAGTCTTGCGCGTGTTGGTCTGAGATGCTTGTGAGTTGCTCGCTTTTACTGGCTGCAAGAAACGCGCCGGCCTCACGCGAATTCACTGCTATGCTCTCGAGGCTCTGATTGAAATCGTCGACCGTCGATTGTTGAATTTGCACGTCGTTTGTCTCGACATAATCCTGAACCGCTAGTTGCTCGGTTACGTCGTCAGTCTCCTGCGCCGTCTCTGCGCGCTCTGCGACCTCCTCGACGACACTGAGCTGCACGCTTGCAATCACAAGGCTGTCGACCGCGTCGCTAACTTTGACCATCGACTGCGCGGCCTTTTCCTCGAGCGCCATCTTTGTCGTAAAGTAGAGCGCTTGCTGCACGTTGGTCACTGCGTCGTTATACGCCGACACATCTGCCTCTGTGATTAGGTGCTGCTCCGGAACGACTGCGGAATAATCAATCACGTTGCCGGTCGCCGCGTAATGCTCTGCACCGAATGCGGCATAACGGCCTTGCTCTAGCTTAATTGCGATGGTGCGGCTGGCTTCGACCAGCGCATCAATCGTTGTCTCTGATTGAGCTGCGGAAACGCTCAGAAAGAGAGCCGCCAGTGTCGTCGCCATTTTCTTCATCAGTGTCATCCGTCACTCCTATCCGTAAAATCATATCATAAAAATCTTTTCGCTCCAGATAGTTTGGAATAAAAACTTCGGGGTCGCGACGCATCAGCAGTGTTGCAGCCCTGCCGACGACCAATTTGCCGCCAACAGATATAGGGCAGGGCGTGCTAGACGACAGCATGGCCTCCCACACGGGCAGCGACTGACAAAGTCTTGCCACCGCAGCAATGGTCATGCCCTGCTCTTTCAACGCCTTGGCGTCTCTGCGACGTTCGCAATTCACGTCCTGTCGATAACCACCTAGCGAAACGCCAAACAGGTTGAGCTGAATACCCCCTGAGAGACCCATAAGACAGCTCTCAGAGCCGCCTGACGGCGTGCTAGGCGCCACAGCGGTCGGTGGTGGCGTGACGTTAGAGGCCGCGCCTGCGCCATTATAGTTGTTTGTTGTTGAGGTCGACGGGTTATTGCTCGAGACAGTCGAATTCATGTTGCTCGTGTTTAGGTCGCCGGTCTGCTCATTTTGAGCGTGTGCTGTTGTCAAACACAGCAACAGAACAATGCCGGCGCGCCACATGACACATCACAGCTTTTGCAGGATTATGCCGCCAAGCGTAAACAAGCCAATAACAGCCATAAAGGCAAGTGCCTCAATGCGCCACATGCGCCGGTCAAGCGTGTTCAATTTGTCGTCAACCATTCGACGGAACACCTTGCACTCACGCTCGTGTGCCTCTAACTGCGCTTGGGTGGACATTTTATTTCTCTTTGGCTTTGCCGATATTGACGGCAAGCAAATCAACCAAACGATAAATCTTGGCAACGATGCTGTCGTCTTTGGGTGTCGGCGTAACGGCGGCGATAATGCTGGCCGCTGAGATAATTGCTGTCAGATACGAAATCAGGGTTTCCATGGCGTGTCTCCTTGTCAGACTTCACCATGTTAGCACCGTGGCGACGAGGTTTCTACGGCTTATTTTTGCGCTTTTTGTCAACTTCAGTGCATAGTTTTTTGTAATGCCCTGACTTGAGATATATCTTTGTTACTTCTCGCTTTTTTTCGCCAATCTCACTTTTTGTCATTGCTGAGTAAATGGCCTTTGGCTCAAAACGCTTGAACGGTATTGCCTGCGCGATAGGCGTTCCGGCCGGTATGTAAAATTCGCCGTCTTGTTTGAATGTAAATGGAAACAGGACGTCACCCTTGTAGATGTCGGTTCTAATTGCAGCCGGAAACACCTCGAAAAACTCATTGCCGCCGTTTAGTGGGGGCACAAAAAGCGTTGACCAGCCTTTTGCTGTTCGCATCTGCCAATAACTTGTCCACTTTGCCACGACCTTGTCGCCGTTGGGCATGCCCTCAGTTTGAGGCTTGGAATGAACGGTTAGGATATCGTCAACATCGTATCTTGTCGCCCACTTTGCCTTTCTTTGGTTGTCCCAAACCGTCACATCGACATCAGCAATGGTCTTGAATATCCAGCCAGCGGCCATTCCCTCAAAAAGCCCGTGACAGGCTTTAGCGGTAGGAACCGGATACGATGTTTGTTCATCAATCTGCGTGCGCCTTTTTTTGGGCATCGACTTGAACCAATCCGGAATGTTTTTCCTTGCCGGTTGGGGCGGTTCAATAACACCCACCCATTCCGGCAAGCAAAGAAACCTGACTTGTGGGCCACCTGTAAATAGCGACCTGATTTTACTTAACGCCATCTTGGCCCCTCAAACCACGCAACCAAAGATTGCCTCGTTCCCCTTGTGACCCGCGCAACGCTGTGAACCAAGTATGATGGAAACACAATGACCGAGCCAGCGCGGAACTCAAAGCCATTAGGGGCTTCTTTGAACATAAACTCCCCGCCATCAAACTCTGAGACATCCGACAGCAAAACCGACACGCTTAACTTTCTGTCAAAGGCTGCGCTATCGTCCCAATTTATGTCGTGATGCCAGTTGTAAAAACCTTCGTTCTCAGCCTTATATTCGGTGAACTGAATCTCGCAAACATTCTCAACATCAACATTAAAAGCGTTTCGGTTTGCCTGCCTCACAAAGCCCCAGAGCATTTCCTGTATCGGGGCGTGATTGGTCAACCACTTGACGTTGCTTGACCTGATTGAGTGTGCGGCATCAATGCTTTCCGCAAATATCTTTCCATCCTCAAACGAGTAATGTTCGGCAATGTCTTTGATGTTTTGTATTTGCGCGCTGGTGATGCCGTTTTGAAAGAACTGCCACTGCGGCCTCATTCCGGCATCTCCTTAAACGCCGCGATGTGCGGGTCTAATTCAGACAGGTTATTGAGAAAAATGGTCTGCTGATATAGGTCGTCTGATATGCCCGACCATTGCAGAAACTCCGCAACCTGAGCATCGGTCAACCTTTCCGAAAGATAGACGGTGATAGGTGTTATGTCATTCGCACTCATTTTACCACTCCTTAAAGATGCGTCCGATTAAGTGGCATATGTAATCTTTGCAGGGCCGCTATACTGGTTGAACCCGTAAGAATACACGCTAGAGTTGCCACCGTTTGCGTAAGACCAAGCCCTGAGAGAACCAACAGTTGATACGCCGTTGGGCGTAGAATACCCAAATTGAATGCCGCCGGTCAAGTATCCGGACGAGCCGGTTGGCCCTCTTGCCCCAGTTGGCCCAGTTGGCCCAGATGGCCCAGTCGGCCCAGTTGGCCCTGTTGGCCCCGCGGGGCCTGTAGGGCCTGCCGCGCCATCTGAGCCATCTGAGCCATCAGCACCCGCAGGGCCTGTTGAGCCAGTTGGGCCTGTCGGGCCTGTCGGGCCTGTCGGGCCGGTTGAGCCGGTTGAGCCGTCCGAACCGTCAGCACCCGCAGGGCCGGTCGGCCCCGTTGGGCCGGTTGAGCCTGTTGGGCCGCTAGGGCCGGTGGGGCCGGTCGCTCCGCGCAAATCGCCCGTAACAAAACCGAGACCGTCGTCAGACGTAAATGTAACCACACCTGTCGGTGCGCTATATGACCCGCCAGTAAATCCATCGCCTGTGGGGCCGGTCGGGCCTGTTGGCCCTGTTGAACCTGTTGGCCCTGTGGGGCCGGCGACTGTGCTGTCCGCGCCAGTTGGCCCTGTGGGGCCTGTTGGGCCTGTCGGGCCGGTTGGGCCTGTAGGGCCAGCGACAGTGCTGTCCGCACCTGTCGGGCCGGTTGGGCCGGTCGCGCCTTGTGGCCCAGTTGGCCCAGTCGAACCCGTTGGGCCTGTTGGCCCAATCAAGGCCACGTTTGATATTGTGCCCTTTTCCCACGTTCCGGCGCTAACATCGTAATACGGAACAAGGTCTGTGCTGATGGCATCCGTGCCAGTGGTGAATGCTGTCAGTGCCGCACCGACGTTGCCAGTGTCGGTCACATCGGCAGAAGCCTCAATGCCAGACAGCTTAGTCTGCTCTGCGTCCGAGAACTCGTTTGTGTCAGCATTGCTTTCATAAGCTGTCTTGATTTGTGCCGCCGTTTGGTCGGCTGTGGCGTTTGCCTCAATACCAGCCAGCTTTGATTGCTCTGCATCTGAGAACTCATTTGTGTCTGCGTTGCTTTCATATGCAGACTTAATCTCCGCCGGAGTTTGGTCTGCCGTCGCGGATGTCTCAATGCCAGCCAGTTTTGTTTGTTCTGCGTCTGAGAACTCGTTTGTGTCTGAGTTGCTTTCATATGCAGTTTTTATTTGAGCGGCTGTTTGGTCTGCCGTTGCATTAGCTTCAATGCCCGCCAGTTTGCTTTGTTCGGCATCTGAAAACTCATTGGTGTCAGAATTGCTTTCATAAGCTGTCTTAATTTGTGCTGCCGTTTGGTCGGCCGTTGCACCGCTTTCGATGCCATCAAGTTTTGAGCCATCAGCGGCAACGTCGCGACCATCAACTGAGCCGCTCAAAGTTATGTTTCCGGTAACGTCAAGCGGCTTATTCATTGCCCACTTGTCGCCAGTGTTCGCGTAGGTAAAGGTCGCACTTGCGCCATCAACCGTCAGGCCAGCACCATCCGCTGCTGCACCGTCCGCTGCGCCTGACGCGACTGTGATGTTGATGTCATCGACGTCAAGATTTGCGCTGTTCAGCGTTGTTGTCGTGCCGTTCACTGTCAGGTCGCCGCCGATAGTGACTTGTCCGGTTGTCGATAACTCGGTCAGGTTTGTAATTGTCTGACCCGTCAATGCGCTGGCAATCTCCGCGTCAGTCTGGTCTGCCGTTGCATTGGCTTCGATGCCAGACAGCTTTGATTGTTCCGCATCGGAGAACTCATTGGTGTCGGCGTTGCTCTCATAAGCTGTTTTTATTTGCGCCGCTGTTTGGTCGGCTGTGGCATTACTTTCAATGCCATCAAGTTTCGTATGGTCTGCATCGGTGAAAGCGTTTGTGTTGCTGTTGTTTTCGTAGGCTGTTTTTATTTCAGCATCAGTTTGGTCTGCTGTTGCGCTCGCCTCAATACCGGCCAGCTTTGACTGTTCAGCGTCAGAAAACTCGTTTGTGTCGGCATTGCTTTCATAGGCTGTTTTAATTTGCGCTGCGGTTTGGTCTGCTGTAGCGCTTGCCTCGATGCCGGCAAGTTTTGATTGCTCTGCATCAGAAAACTCGTTTGTGTCTGAGTTGCTCTCATACGCTGTTTTAATTTCAGCGGCAGTTTGATTGCCGGTCGCACCGGCCTCAATGCCATCCAGCTTTGTGCCATCAGTCGCAACATCACGGCCGTCAACCGTTCCGGTGATTGCCATATTACCAGAAACGCTAAAGTCGCCATCAATCGTGCTGATGTCTATATTGTCGAGAACATCTTGCTCGATGGCGTTGTTTAATTCAGCGCGTGTGATTTTTTTAGTCTGTCCGGTGCTCTCATCAACCACGACAAAAATGTCGGTCGACGCTGTTCCGCTGCCGGTGATAGAAGTTAGCTCAGAAATTCGCTTGTCTGCCATTTTTACATCCAGTCAGGTTTTATGGGCCATTCAATGTTGTGCGGAAACCCGCCTTGTTCAGTCACATCTAAAAGAGACTGCCGATAATCAACAACATCTTGTTGTTGTTCGCCGGTTAAGTCAGCCCACCGCAAGCTGTTTCCGGCCAGTGGGTCAACCTCTGCCAGCAACTTGTCGGCTCTGACTTGTCTCACATTAGCAGCGGCAGCCTCGTCTAACTCAGACTGCGTTGGCGCGATATAAGCTGCGACATCGCCCTTTGCTGAGAATTGGGCGAACAAATAATCGTTGTCAATCGTCTGGTCTCCATCATCAGGGTGACAGCCGTAGGGTATCCACCCATAACGAGGATGCTCGATTTCGCACTCAACGATTGTCTCGCCTTCGTCAACATATTTAGCGTTTCGATATTTCGGCTGAATGTGCATCACGAAATCCTTAAATATAAAGCAACGCGGCCTGCTGTGCTGGCGTTTCCTGAATTTGGCCCCATTCTGCGCCAAGTGCCGCTGCCAAACGCGGGGTTAGAGCGATAAATTGCACTGTAAGCACCAAGCACACCCTCGCTGCCAAGTGACAGGTCTTGGTTGCCATAGAAGTTGAGGGGATAAAGAATTGTTCCGGCCACAGTGTCACCCTCAGTTGTCGTCAATGTGCCGCCGTTAAAATAACCGAGCGCGTATGTGCCAACATCTTTCCAGCCAAAGGTCTGAGCGTTTTCAGTAATGGCTTGTTTTGTGCGGAGCGGTGTCATCAATTCCGTGTTGTTTGTGCCGGCCTCTGATGTGGCCTTAGACGCAACTTGCAGGTCGATGATAGTTGTGCCGCTGCTGTCCTTGACATCAATGCCGCCAGCACTCGCCGCTTGGATGACATCGCTGCGAACCTGCATACGGTCATTCGTCTGGTCGAGATAGGCGATGACTATCCATCCTGAGTCGGCCTCGTCCCTCATTTTTAACTCATTGTTTGACGTATCATACCAGAGCATGTTCGCCGCTGTCGTTGAGGGCGCGGACGAACCACTGTTGTTTGTCAAGATAGCTTGCAGAACATTGTTGATATCGGCGCGTGCGTTTGCACTGGCTTGGTTGTCAATTACATAATCATGTGTTGCCATTAGTTATACTCCACCACGGCTGTCAGTGCGTCAATGCTCGGCGAAATGTTTTCGGCGTCGCTGACCAATACTACACGAAAACGAAACGCCCTGCCACTAAAGTCGCCGGCCTTAAATAGTTTGTAATCCGACCACGTTGGTGACGATGCCGGATTGTCATTTGTTGTCGAAATATAGAACAAGACGTTATGGTCTGCAAACTGCGGGTCAGACCAACTATCCCACAAGCCAGACCATGTGTCCCAGTTGCCGGCGATGTCGTCAAATAGCCCCGCGCCAGCATTAAATCTCACCACAGATGCGTCCACGCGCGCTCTGACGCGCCTTACAGAGCCGGTGTCGATGTAGTTGCTAAAGTCATAAGTGCCTGTCGCCGGATTGCTCTCTGATGCGCCTGTGGTGCTTGTAAGGCGTAAATTGCTCGATGTAACAGACAGGTTTGTTTTGCTGCCGGAGAATGTGCCGTGCTCAGACTGATTGTTAGTGTTGGTGAAGTCTTCCAAGTCAACAGCCGGCACGACGACGCTCGTGTATGCAGTGCTGTTGATGCCGAGTTTGTCATAGGCGCGAATGCTGTAAGTGCCAGAGCGCGCCGGAACGGTCACGCTGTTGGCCGGACGCGCGACCTTATAAACTGCTGTCGTTGCATTTGCCCAGCTTGCGCCGCTTTCCTCGACCGAGTGTCGGATACGGTAAAAACTAAGGTCGAGGTCTGAAACGGCCTCCCATTCCAAATTCATCAACGCGCCGCCGACGGTTGCGTTGAAGCCGGTCACATTTTCAGGCGGGTCGATAAATGCGTTCACGCTAAAGCCTTGAACAAGCTCATATTCGCCTCGAATGCCAAACGTGTTTACCGACCGCGCGCGAATGTCGTAATCCGTGTTCTCGACATCAACCACCTCGAACAAACCCAATTCACCAACGCCGATTTGCGTATATTCTGTGTCAGATGACTTTTTATATTCCACCTCAACAAAATCAACGCGCTCCGGCGCGCTTGATGTGATGTCGACAGTTAAGACGGTGAACACCGCCTCATTGATGACACGAGCCTCTGTGGTAACATTTACACCAACAGGCGGAGAAACAAACGCATCGGCTAGTTGCGTGTTGTTTGTTTCAAAGGCTGTTTCGTCAGCATTCCAGTCATAAACAGCGGAGCTTACTTCGGCCAGTGTCATGTTGATTTGCAGCATGGTTTCAGCGGTCGGCGCAAATTGCCATGCCAAGACCTCAAATGTTTTCTCTGTCCATCCAGCGCGTGTGTTTGTCAATTTGACAATGTCACCAACTTGAACTTGCATGGCGCGCAAACCCATCGACACACTAACCACAAGCTGCTCTCTGTTGCGATATAACAAAACCTTCGCCACTCGTTGTGCCATCGTGTTTGTCGATGTATAGGGCAAGTCGAGCGACGTCTTAATTTCCTCACCGCCGTCAACATCAGCTATGGTCGACGCGCTAAGACGCACCTCTGGATAGTCTGTGTTTATCCAGTTTGTTTCCGCGCCCTTAAACTTTCCGTTTACGATGTTGAAGTTTTCCTGTCGACTGCGACGTGTTTGAATTTGCACATTTGAACGCAAATCGCTCTCGTCAAATGCGTAGACCGGCGTCGTGTATGCGCCAGACTTTACGCGGAATTTTCCCTGCGCATACCACATGGAGCCGGCCATTGAGCGTGTCAGGGCTTCAATTATTTTATCCGGCGACGTTCCTGTTGTGAATGAGCCGTTTACTTCATAGCGCTTTTCAGTGCCGCCCGCGGCCAAAGTCACATCCTCGTCGCACACGTTCATCGCCGTGAGGAACGACGTGTCGTCAATCTCGTCGCTGTCAGCGTTGATGCCATAGCCGGACGTCAAATAATCACGCAAGCAAAGCGCAGCATTGGCTGACCACGCTGTCGATGAGGTGTTGGGGTTGTAGACCTTTTTACCCTTAATTACAGCCGATATCTGCGGCTCGCCTTGTGGGAAAGTCTCTTGATCAAACTCCAGCCGAACATATATATACGCAACACCTTGCAGCCTATGGTCTGTTGTCCATAGGCCGGCAGATGCGCCCGCCAAAGAGCTTGAGGCTGATTGCGTATCTGAACCCCTGAACTGCTGCACGCGAACCTTGCCGTCATACTTGTCAGGCTTGGATGAGCTTTGCAGATAATACGCTGACGGGTCGTAATTAGTCGGACTGCCAAATGATAGACGCTCATCGTTCAGATAAACTTCTTCGACGTTTTCAATTTCGTGACCGGCCAGCGCAACTAGAATGTGCAAATACTTGTTATTGTCGGTTGTCTCTTTGTAGATGATTGGGCCGCCGACCTTTGTCTTGCCGTAGACAACAGCATGGTCTGCCGCTGGCGATAGCCCAGCGATGTCGTAGCCCGTGACGTTGTTGTCAATGTCACCGGCATCCGGCCCCAAAGCCTTTGCCGCGTAAGTCAGCGCCAGTGTTGCCGCAAAGTGCACCCAAATGTTCACGATTAAAGCGCTCGCGGCGTAGGCGCTTGCAGTGCTGATAATCGCAACAGCCGCGCTCACGGGGTCAGCGGCAGCGGCCGTCGAAAACAACATCATAGGAACTAAAAAACGCAACATGTCAGACCGCCCAGAATATATCGCCAGCTTGTGCCGGTAAGAATAACACACCTTCGTCAGAAATAAACGCGATGGTTTCACCAACGCACACGCCAAGCATCAGACCGGTCACTTGATTGTCAGATGCTCGCCCGACTAACGAGCCGCGCGGCGGCAGCTTAACCTGTATTCGCAACAGCCTTTTATCTATAGCAGCTTGTATATCCGTGAAGCCCTGTGTTTGTAGCAGACTTAAATAATGCCGTTTTGCGCCAAACGCTGTCGTGTAATCACCAGACCAATCTGATGCCAATAGTTTGCCTGTCATAGCGAGATGCGCTTTGTTAGCGAAGTTGAGGCAATCATTTTCACCCCACGCAAACGGCTTGTCGCGCAGACTGTCAATCAAATCATCGAGATTATGTGACCACTCCGCTAGGCGCATCACCGCCCCCAAGCGAACTTTTTGTCCTGCAAGTCGTTGACGAACTCAAAGCCCCTATCGTTAGGAAAGCGCGACCGCTGGCTTTCGTGTGTATAGCGGCGCACACGCGGACGCTTCAAATCAATTAAGCGACTTTCAATGCCGACCGCAATGGTTGAGGTTTCTGGCCCTTCATCAATGTTCATCTGGTCAATGTAACCAGAAAAAATCTCAGACATGGTCGCGGCCGTGTCTCTCTCCGAAACAATAATGCCAGAGCCATCCTCGTTCAAAATCAACGAATTATCTTCTTGAGAGAGGTATGTGACCGGCGCTTGCAAAATGCCGAAGTATATTTTGCATTTTCGGCCTTGATATGGCTCTGACAACGCCAAGCTAATTAGCTCGCTAGGTATTGCAGACAGGGTCAGTGTTGCACCTTTTGCCGAAACCTCGGCCGTTTCATCAATCGTTGAAATGCCCAGCATTGAGCCGCTGCCGACATATGTGTCGCCGGCAATCGTTATCTCGCCCAAACCTGACCAAAAACGCAGCGTCTGCGTTTGAAAGAAAAGCTCAACAGCAAAAAAGGCTGTCAGCTCATCTTTTTCAATCTCGTCAACAAACTCTGTCGTCAGGTCTCTGCTCATATGACGACCTCAACTGCCGCAAACGCAATGCCAAAATGTGTCACTTCGTTTACTGACCAATTTGTCTGGTTTGTGCTCAACCTAAACCGACCGACAGCATTCGTCACGGTCACAGCGGCGTTGTCCGCCGGTGCGGTTCTAATTGACGGAAAAATGTCGAGCGTTGTCTGACCGTCTCCGTTGACGTTGCTGTCATTGAGAACCTTGTGAAGCGTCGCCGATGCGCTATTTCCGAGCTGTATATAGTCGCCGGCCTTTAGGTATCCTGTCGTAGACGCAGGGCATCCATCAATCGTCAGAGAATCACCAGTCTGACCGGAGCCATTCACAAGCGGCGTTCCGGCATTGCTTGAGGCCGAACCTCTAGGCGTTGCAGCCGACGGGTCGCCTAACAAAAACGTGCCCTTCATGCCTTTGAGTTTCACAAGAAACGAAACCCATTCCTCGCCCTCGTCTCGGGTCATTGGCGGCAGTGTAATCTCTGCCTCCCACTGTTGTCCTGCGTGAGAAACGATTTGCTGTTTCAGTGTAAAAGGCGACTGAGACATGCCGACGACATTCGTTGCCCTCAGCGTAATGCCGCGAATTCCAGTGACGGTCGGCAGTGTTAGTGGGTATGAGTAAGCCATCAGAACGCCTTGCTAAATGAGCCGCCGCGCTGCTTGGCATCCAAGACTGCGGCTTTTGCTGATTGAGAAATTTGCGGCATGAGCTGTGCAATTTCATTGCGCACGGTCTGAGACACGCCGGTCGAGACATTGATTGTTTGGTTCACGACAACACCTCCGCCGCCGGCCATGCTCTTATTGGGCACAATGCTGCCCGATGATGCTGGCATAAATACCTCGGGGCCGCGTTCCCCAACGAGGACGGGTGTGTTTCGCTGCACCGGCCCGCCAATGGCCTTGCCGAACATGCTGCCGAATGCGTCACCCAGAGGGCCGGTGATGCTTTTCTGAATAGCAATTTTAAGCAAGTCATTGACGATGCTGCGCGCCATGTCTTTGAATGCGCCCTTGGCATCCTTAGTGCCGTCGATAATGCTGACAAGGCCGGTCTCAAGCTGTCGCAAGCCATTGAGCGCTGCCGTTTGCAGATTGGCCTCGACCTCTTTTGCGCTTTCGCTGTATTTGCGCAATGCGTCTGCGGCCTTCTCTGTCGCTGATGCAGTGCGGTCAAAGCCAAGACCGACGTCAGCGGTGATTTTTTTGACAGGGTCGACGCTGTCCGGCAGACCATCAATCTCTGTCACAATTTTTCTGATTTGGTTTTGAAATGTTTCGCCGAATGTCAGCTTTTCAATATCGCCAATTTTTGGCCCACTCAGGAGATTAAACAGCCCAATAAACGCATTGCCCAAACCACGAACCGCGCTGATGCTCAGGTCGATTGCGGCGATGACGACAGTTGTCAGAACGGTTGCAATGGCAGATAAGGTCGGCAGCAAAGTTGCCGTGATTTGTTGCCCAATAGAATTAAAGATGCGGCGAAGCAAGTCAAACCGGTCATTTGCGTCCTCAACAGCCTTCGCTTGGTCGCCAGTCATCTCGATTGTCAGGTCGCTAAACTGATTGCGCAGCTTGTTAAGCTCCTCTGAGCCGCCTTGCAGCATGTTCACCATGCCTGCGCCGGCTTTACCAAACAGGTCAAAGGCAACGCGAACACGGTCGGCAGGGTTTTTGACGTTAGCCATGCCGTCGGCGACATCATTCAAAACGTCTTCGGTGCTTCGCAGCGTGCCGTCAGTGTTTGTGATTTCTACGCCAAGCGCCTCAAACGCTTTCAGGGGCGTTGATAGGCCGGTGCTGGCCTCCGAGATTGATTTGGTAAAGCGCTGAAAGCCTGTTGTCAGGTGTGTTGCCTCAGTGCCGGTTTGTGCCGCAGCAAAGCGCAACTCTTGCAGTGACTGTATAGGAACATCAAGACGCGCAGACAGCTTTGCCAAGTTGTCAATGTCTTGCGCAAAATGCCTCAGCGCTAGTGCGCCACCGAGGCCGACGACAGCGTTGCGAACATTGAACACGCTGCGCTGCACTCGTTGCAGACCGCCACGGACAGATGAGAATGCTGCCCTTGTTTTGTCAATCGCAACGATGCGAAAATTAAGATTTTCCTGCGCCATCCGTAATAATCCCTAAATAAGCTGCCCATTCGACCAGCTCAGTATAGGGCAAATCTTCAATCTCCGCGACAGTCTTATTCAAGCGGTCAGCAAGCGCGAACATAAAGAACCGCTCCTGACCGCCTTTTAGTTTTTTTCCGCGTCCTCGATTGAGGTCATTTCGCCCATCAGAGCTGCCGCCACATTACTCACCACGCTGACCGGCTGACGCATCAGCACCGGCTTGTCCTCGAGGTCAAAGCATTTTTCGCCGTCAGCATCTTGAGCCTTCATCACGATGAGGTCGACAAGACCCTCCATCGTCATGTTGTTGAGAAAGTCAGGATGC